AGCTGCGCGCGTCGGCGCGTCAAAGATGGGTTTCTTCACGACTCCCGATGGTGATCCGACGCCTCTAGCGGATGGAGAGGATGAAGATCAAGCGCTATTCACTGAGGCAGACCCTGGCCAGTTCGGCGTCCTGCCTGAAGGAGTGGATTTCACGCCATTCAATCCAGATTACCCCCATGCGATGTACGACACATTCACCAAGGCGGCGAAGCGCGACATCGGTTCTGGCCTGAATGTCTCGTATCACTCCCTGGCCAACGATCTGGAAGGGGTAAATTTTTCCTCAATTCGCAGCGGTACCTTGGAAGAGCGCGATGAATGGATGGTGGTGCAGGGTTGGTTCATAAGCCAGTTTCTTGAGCCCGTTTATGAAGGATGGCTCAGAAGCTCGCTACTCAAGGGCGCAATCGTGATGCCGAATGGCTCTGCGTTGCCGGCAGCAAAATTTCAGAAATTCATGGCGCACGAATTCATGGGGCGGCGTTGGCAGTGGGTTGATCCGATGAAAGATATTCAGGCGTCCGTTATTGCAGTGGATAAAGGGCTTGCTAGTCCATACAAGATCGCCGCTCAACAGGGTCAGGATGCGGAGGACGTGCTCGACGACATAGCGCGATTTCAGGCTGCCGCAAAAGAAAAGGGCGTGGCATTGGCAAGCGGCGTCGCGATTGCAACTCAGCAAGATCAAACCGAACAGAAACCAAAAGGAGATGTAACAGATGGCTAGTTTTGTGAAATTTCAACGTTTCGCCACGGATTTGGCTGCCGGTGTTCATGCCAATGCGCTCAATGCCGATACAGATACGCTCAAGATTTACCTGAGCAATACGGCTCCCAATGTGGCGACGAACCAGGTAAAGGCTGACCTGGCCGAGATAGCGACAGGTAATGGATACACCGGCCCTGTGGATGTTCAAAATGCGGCCACTACAGCTACAGGAACAATCACTGTTGCCGGTACAGACGTGGTCATCACTGCGTCCGGCGCTGTTGGCCCTTTTCGGTACGTAATCCTTTACAACGATACTCCGACTTCTCCGGCAGATCCTCTCATCGGATATTGGGACTATGGCAGCTCTCAGTCTCTGAATGCCGGGGAAAGCTTTACGACCGACTTTGGTGCATCTCTCTTTACTGTCGCGTGATGTGGCGCTTATTTAAAGAATGGGTCTATCAGGTAATGATCGCTCTGGATCAGCAAGTCAATACCATTCTTGGTGGCTCGGCGGATGAAACCATGTCGAGTAGGTGTTTCCGGCTAGATCACATTCCTGCATACCGCTTCTTGGAAAAGATCGTGAACGTGTTGTTTCTGCCATTCCAGGGCCCGGACCATTGCAAACACGCATACGAGAAAGAAGTGCTCGGACGGCAACTCCCATACAAGTTCTATGACATGGCTATCGAGATGAACCTGCAGTACGACAAGGACAAGCTGGGAGATAAAGTGGAGGTTCCAGAATGACGCCAGCACAAATCACAAATCTTCGCGACTACATCAAAGCGGATCCAGCCTTGGTTGCGCTGGCGGACAACGGCCAGGATGTCGATGTTGCTGCCGCAATCAATGCCGTCACAGCGGTGATCGTTGAGAAGCCGACGATGATCGGCGAGCGCGGCATTATGTCGACTCTTGGCATAACGGCAGGCCCCGTTTTCATGTCTGCATTGGATGACTTCTCCGTGGCAACTCTTGCCTCAGATCATCCTCTGCTTGCTTACCAGCCGGGCATCAAGAGAGCCGTCAAATGGCTCTATGACGAAGGGCTCGATGTCGGCGATCCATTGACTCGGGCAATGCTCGATGCGCTTGCTGCGGCGTCTGTAATTGCTTCGGCATCTTCGACGGCAATAAAGGCTGTGGCAGAAAAGACAGTTTCTTATCCTGTTTCCGTAGGATGGGGCTTGGTATCTGCCAACGATATCGCCTGGGCAGTGCGTGATGCTGCCGGAAACTCTCTTTTAGGGGCTTGATATGGCACTGACAAAAACAGCGCGGGCAATTTATGCCAGCGCGTCTCTCGCAGCAGGAGCGGGGCCGGTGTGGGGTCGCCTGGACATGAATTCGGTACAAGGCCCCAGCCGCCTCACGATAAAGATCACCAATGGGGCGACTGGCCCTACTACTCAATGTACAGCGCGTGTGCTAATCGCTCACAACGCCACGCTACCAGCCGCTGCAAGCGCTGGAACGGATTGGAAAACGTTGTTTCCTCCTGTTGGTCCTGGTACAGGCAATAGCGCATCGATTGAGCAGTCTTATCCAATCGGCCCAGAGGTTATGTGTCTGGAGGTGGAGTTTACCGGCAATACAGGGCAATCCGTGACCGTTGAGGCGTACTTGAGCGAATTTACGACAATAGCTTAATGAATCGACTCACCAATCAGCCGCTATACCCGGCTCGCGTCGATCTCACCCATCCAGCGCTGGCCGGAAGTCGCGCCCAGATTATCTGCTTTGGCGACGCAAATGGCTTTCTCCGCAACGCCGGGGGCCTGATCGCACAGCCAACACCCGGCGGTACCCTGACTTCCGGAACGACCGGCGCTGGGTCAGCGCTGGCATTCAATGGCGTCAGCACCTATCTGGATTTCGGTACGGCAAACATTCCCACCGACGAATTCACTTTGCTGTGGGGCGGAGTATTTGACGCGCTGAGCGGCGTCACCGGAATAGTTGATTGTTGTAATGGCAGTTCCAACGGCTGGAGCCTGTTCACCAGCAGTACAGACATATATTTGTCCGGAAACCACTACAGCGGCGACTTGCTCGCATCCGGCTGGGCAACGGGAACGTTTTATCACGGTGCTGCAAGATATAAAGCAGGTGTTGGCCCTTCCATTTTTCGCAACGGGGCAAAGATTGCGAGTAGCGGCATTACTCTGTCAGGAATATCTAACCCCACTAATCCTTTCCTGGTCGGGCAGCTTCGTGTAAGTTCCCCGAGATTCCTTAATGCGCGATTCTCATACTTTTATCTTTTCGATAAATATCTGAGCGATGATCTGGTCATCTCGCTACAAACAAATCCCTGGCAGATATTTGAGCAAGAGCCTGAGATTATTTATTACCCTGCTTCGACAGGGACAAATTACACGCTCACAGCTTCTTCTGGTTCCTTTGTCATTACCGGAACTGCCGCTGCTCTTAAATACAATCGCGTTTTGCCAGCTTCCTCCGGATCGTTCGCTGTATCAGGAACGGCGGCAACTCTAAAGAGGGGGTATTCGCTTCAAGCCGCATCTGGCTCGGTATCGGTATCCGGTACAGCGGCATCGCTGAAACTGGCCAGAGTATTGCAAGCAGGGTCTGGATCGGTAGCGGTAACAGGTACGGCCGCCACTCTCTCAATAAGCAGCAACAAGACGCTGCAGGCTGGATCTGGATCGTTCGCTGTTACCGGGGCCGACGCAACGCTTAAGATTTCGCGCGTCCTTCCTGCTTCGGCTGGATCGGTTCAGGTTGGCGGAACAGCGGCAAGCCTAAAGTATGCGCGACTTTTATCTGCTGCTCCCGGATCGTTTGCCATATCCGGCACGGATGCGACGCTTACTTATCAAACGGCAGGCAATCGCACTCTGGTTGCTGATGCTGGCTCCTTTGCTATTTCTGGTGGCGCGGCGAGTCTGAGGATTGGACGGAAACTATCTGCGACACCGGGATCATTCGCATTCACCGGCACAGCCGCTACGCTGCGTTATGCGCGCAAGGTAATAGCGGAGGCAGGAGCATTTGCGATTACAGGTACAGCCGCGGCTCTATCAAAGTCTGGCGGAGCTGTGTCTTCGAGCCGCGCCTATGCCGTGCCGGTTGAAGATCGAATCTATGCAGTCCAGGCTGAAAACAGGGAATACAGGGTGCCGCAATGAGTTCATTTATCGTAAACGCTGATGGCTGGCCGGTAATCGACAAGGACCCGGATGCGGTTCTGGATTATACGGTCGACTGGACCGCCTGGCTGGCCGACGTTTCGGACTCGATCTCGGATCATACGGAGACTGGCAATGGCGTGACCGTAGATACCTCAAGCAATACCTCGAACACGGTCACTGCATGGGTAAGCGGCGGTGTTGTCGGGCAGACGCCATCGGTGACCGTGCATATCGTCACTGCTGGCGGCCGGCAGGACGACCGTACGATTTACTTCAATATCAAGGAGCGATAGATGGGACAGCTTGCAAGTGGGGTACAGACATGCACAGGCACCGCGGCGGACGTGTGTGATCTGGCGATTCACCCCGGTGACGACTCGACTCTCGATAGGAGCTGGGGAGGGTCGAAGTGCAATGGGAAGTACATCAGCAGTGCGGCAACTACACTGGTTAAGACTGGCGCTGGCATGCTGCATTCCATCACGGTAACCGAAACAGCGGCAGGGACAATTACTATTTATGACAACACGTCTGGAAGTGGAGCCGTACTGGCTGTTCTGAAAGCAAGTATTGCGGAAGGAACTTATACTTTTGACATTGCTTTTGCCATCGGCCTAACTATTGTCACCGCCGGCGCAAGCAAGCTGACGGCAAGCTATTTGTAATGACCGATCACTATTTCGATCCGATAAACGGGTCCGATAGCGCCAATGGCTTCACGCAAGCCACGGCTAAGAAAAGCTACGACACCTATATCCAGTCCTTCGGAGCGAGTGGCGATCGCTTCTTCCTGAAGCGTGGTGTAGACCACATCATAAGCACCGCAAATACAGGCGTTAGGAGCGGGGTAAGCGACAGTCAGCGGACACTTTTGGCGGCCTACGGGGAAGCGCAGGTGCCATATGCTTTCGTCAAGAACCCGACCGCTGTCGGTAATATGATTCTGAACGGCAGCGGTCGTAGCTACGTTGACTTCGAAGATCTGTACTTTGATGGGCTGGGCGTCTGCCAGTATTCAATCTATCTATTCGCTTCCGGGTCTACGCCGAATGTTGGGCACCGGGTTTCTAGATGCTTTTTTACCCGCATGTTGTCGGGGCAGGCAGGACTGATATTCGGCGGTACGTCCACCTCTACCGGAGATACATCCAACTATCTCATTGAGGATTGTGAGTTCTTCGATAACCCAGGGCACGGCTTGATAGTAAATGGCGCCCATGACGTGCTGGTGAGAAGGTGCAGGTTTTACCGGAACGGGTTCGATGCCCCGTTCGGAGGCCATGGCTTCAGTTCAAAGTACCGCGTTACCGATGCTACAAGCGGGTGGACAAGCCCCGGTGCAAACAAAATCTGGCAGCGCGCGCTGGCCGCTTACGAGCCCGACGTGTATTACGTCAAGACTTCGGTAGCCGCGTATAAACGCCTGGCGAAGAACACGAGCACACCTACCACGCCAACAGCAGGGCAGTTCGGTGTCAGTGGGGGCGTGCTTTACATAAACGTCGACTCCACCTCGGACCCTGGAACTCAGGCCATCAATTACGCTTGGGGGCGCTGCTATAACCTCGTGGTGGAAGACTGCGAGGCCTACGAGAACATTTCAGACCCGGTGGCGGTATTCCAGGAGGGCCATGGTTTTGCTTTCGACGCATACGCCGATAACTCTATTTTCAGACGGTGTTACTCCCACCGCAATCAAGGGGCCGCGTTCAGCCTGAACCTGGGCGATTATACGACTGTTGAATCGTGCATCGCGCACGATAACGGCGTATCCGCTGTAGCTGCGGCGGCGTGCACCGGCGTGACGGTGAAGCACAATACATTCTTCGACAACAACCAGGGCGCGAGCCCCTACAACGGCGAAATAGTTTTCTTCCCAAACGCTAAAAACGGTGTCATATCCAACAACTCGATGCAAGGGGCTACAGCGTACGCGCTAGATTTGGATGCTACCTGCACCGGATTCGCGGGAGACAAAAACGTCGCTTATGGTTTTGCCGCTGTAGAAAGGGGATCGGTGTTAACCGGGACGGTAACGATTGACCCCATTCTTGATGCCTTATATCGACCTACAGTCGAGGCGATCAAAACAGGCGGAGCGTTCCTTGGCGGGTTGGATTTCTACGGGAGCGAGTTCCCCGGCTCTCCGCCTATCGGAGCAGTCATCCCTCGGCAGGGAAAGTCAACCACATCAAGATCGGTAGCGCCTCGTTCAGTCACAACCAGGAATGCTTTGATCAAACGCGGCATTGCGTGATTGTGACACGGACTCCCTGTCTTATGTCACACCTCATACGGCACCATGGCAATCATGGAGCCAATCAAAACCCTCAAGCCTGGAACGAAAGTCGAGCGTATTTTCACGCTTGACCGTTCCGCAGTAAATCCCGAATCACGAACAGTCGAACTGGCCTTCGCGAGCGAAGAGCCAGTAGACCGCTTATGGGGGAGGGAGATTCTAGACCTCCAGCCCAAATCAATCCGGCTCAACAGGCTTAAATCTGGTGGGCCGCTTCTCGTAGATCATGACTTTCGCGACATCGTTGGGGTAATCGAATCTGTACGTGTCGACGCGGACTTGACTGGACGCGCCGTAGTGCGTTTTGGAAAAAGCGCTCGTGCCGAAGAGGTTTACCAGGACGTTATAGATGGCATACGCCAAAGCGTGAGTGTTGGCTACGTTATTCACGATGCTGAGCAGACCGGCGGAAAGGACAAGACGCCTATCGTTCGCATCACAGACTGGGAGCCTTACGAAATCAGCATGGTTTCTGTTCCTGCCGACGCGACTGTTGGCGTAGGGCGATCTGCTGAAGGCGCCAAGGAAAATCCAATTCAACCCGAGGAGCAACGAATGAGTGAAGCAACTTTGACTGCTGCTGATATAGCGGCAGCGGAAGCCCGTGCGCGCGAAGAATCGCTCAAGGCTGAGCAAAAGCGCGCGAATGAAATCCTGACCATCGGTCAAGAATACGGCGCGATGGAACTGGCATCGAAAGCGGTGCGTGACGGTATCGGACTGCCCGAATTTCAGCGCCAGGTGCTGGAAGCGCGCAAGACTGGAGTTATCACGTTCGGGCAAGCAGCGCGGACAACAGAGAATCTTGAATCGGACCCGAAACGCGGATTCCGCAATTTGGGGCATTTCACTTTCGACGTCGTGCAAGCGTGCAAGCTGAACGGGCGCGTGTCGGAGAACCTTCGTGCCGCCTCAGTGTTTGCGAATGAGTCCGCCGGGCCTGATGGTGGTTATGACGTCCCACCTGAATTCGCTGCAGGCATTTCCAGCCTGGCGCTGTCGGAAGAATCCCTGCTGTCGCGCACGCAAAATATCACGGTGGAAGGAAATTCGATGTCCTTCACCGACAGCGAATCCACCCCCTGGGGAAGCTCTGGTGTTATCGCATCCTGGGATGGCGAAGGATCTACTGCGATACCTACAAAGCCTGGTACCAAGAAAAAGCGTCTTGAGCTGAACAAGCTGCGCGTTCTGGTCGCTGCGACAGACGAGCTTTTGTCCGACTCATCGGCCATGAGCTCTTACCTGACGCAGACCATGAAAGAAGCAGTGGACTGGAAGGTTCAGGACGCGATTGTAAACGGAGCAGGCGCGGGGCTGCCATTGGGGATTACCAAGAGTGCGGCAATCGTTACGCAATCCAAAGAGTCAGGGCAAGCTGCTGACACCATCGTCGCTGCCAACATCGCCAAGATGTACGCGCGCGGTTTAGGTGGAGCTGGAGCCAACTTCGTGTGGCTGCTCAACCCCGATGCGTTCCCGCAGATCATCACCCTGACGCTGAATAACAACCCGATCTTCATAGCGAATAACTCCGGCATCAAAGGAGCGCCGGATGGGTTGCTGATGGGCAAACCGATCATCCTGACCGATACCTGTCAGACGCTGGGCAATCTGTACGACATCGTCTACGCGAATATGAACGGCTATCGGACGATCACAAAAGGCGGAGGCGCGCAGTTCTCTACCTCAATGCATCTCTGGTTCGATCAGGACATCCAGGCCTTCAAGTTGGTGGTCCGCATGGATGGCGCTCCGCAGCTCTCGGCCGCAGTGACTCCTCCGAATAGCTCGGTGACCCGTAGCCACTTCATCGCGCTGGAAGCCCGTTAATAGTAACGAGCCGGGGGTAACTCGGCTCACCTAAAAGGACATGTCTAATGAATCCACGTTTGATAGACCACGTTAAAACCGTTATGGGCTGCGCTCCTGCTGCCCTCACTTCGACGGCCGGTGACGGCGACTACGTCAGCCTGAAGAACTTCGCAAAGCTGCGTATCACCCTGGCCGTCTTGAATGGCGCCACGGTAACCGGCGGAACGATCACCCTGAAGCAGGCTCAGGCTGTTGCTGGAACCGGCGAGAAAGCGCTCTCGTTCAGCAAGATGTTCGCCAATGTCGATTGTGCCGCTGGCGACACGATGACTGAAACAGCGGTGACCTCCGACACGTTCACGACCAACGCCACCAACAGCAAGCAGTTGCTCTATGTGATCGAGGTTGATGCGTCGAGCCTGGATATTGCCAACGGCTTCGATTGCGTTCGCATCGATTCTACCGGCATGGTCAATGCTGTAGGCAGCGCGGTCTATGACCTCTACGGCTCGCGCTATGCCAGCCCGATAGACGTAGCTGCCATTACCGACTGATGTTCACTGAGAATCTCGCTCCGTTTTTTGACACTGCTGGCTTTGCTGATGCGGTGACTTACAACGGATTGGGAATCAAGGGGATATTCGACAACGGTTACTTCGAGGGGCTTGACGTGCAGAGCGTCAAGCCCACTTTCACATGCGTTGCCGCCGATGCTTCTGGTGTGCAGGGATCAACGCTGATTCGTAACGGGGTGACTTACAAGGTAGTGGGCAACGAACCGGACGGAACTGGCGTAACCAGGCTGATCCTGGAGCGGCAATGAGCCACGTCAGGAAGCAGCTCAGGGAAGCGATAGCAGCGCTTGTTACCGGTCTGACCACGACGGGAAGCAGGGTGTTTCAAAGCCGCGTCTACCCCCTGCAAGAGTCCGAGTTGCCTTGCTTAAAGGTGATGACAGATTCAGAGAATGTAGAGTATCTGACCATCCACAAGCCGAGGATGCAGAAGAAAACTATCTCCGTGACTATCCAGGCGATAGCCAAGGCAGTAGCCGATCTCGACGACACGCTGGATGAAATATGCAGGCAAGTTGAGGTAGTGCTTGCGACGAATCAGACCGTTTCAGGATTGGCTAATGCCCTGAGATTGAACGGCACAAACATTTCCTTGGATGGCGGCGGGGACCAGCCCGTAGGCGTGGCTTCCATGTCATTCGAGGTCGAGATTTACTGTTTAGAGACAACGCCTGATACGGCGACATAAGGAGTTTCAAATGTCTATTTTAATGCTGGATACAGCGGTTCAAATGCAGGACACGCTGGGCGCCGACAAGACGATAACCGGGATCAGCAAGGCAACCGAGGCTGTGGTAACAGCTACCCATGATTTCAGCGTCGGTGATTATGTCGTGTTTCAGGATGACATCGGCGGCATGGCGGAAATGATCAACCGTGTGGCACGAGTGAGCGCTGTGTCGACCACCGTCTCATTTACCTGTGAAGGCCTGGATTCAACGAACTTCAGCACCTTTACCAGCGGCGGCACGGTCAACAAGATTACCGCCTTCCACACGTTCAGCAACTTGACCGGCTTCAGTTTCCCAGAGCCAGCGCCCACGCGTCTCGATAACACGACGATTCACCTAAAGCGCAAACAGGAGATTTTTGGTCTGGATGAGGCGCCTCAAATCACCATGCCAGTTCAGGCAGATCCGACATCGACTGTTATGGTTGCTGTGAAAGCTGCCTCTGTCGCCAAAGCGTTGCGGGTATTCAAGGTAACTTTGCAAACTGGCGTCATCTTGATTTTCAACGCTTATGTTGCTGGCGGTCGCGGTTTGGATGGCAGCAGCCCCGGCGCCATCGCTACAGGTCAGATTTCCTTAACCCTTGCTTCAGAAGAGCAATACTTCGTCTCATGAGCCTAGCTGACAAAATCAACCAGGCGCGCGTCGTTACGGTGAAGGTCGATCACATGACCTTTACCGGTCGCCGTCCGACATATGAGGAGTTCGGTGCCCTGTTCAGGGGGCAGGTTAGTGATCCGGAGATTATCCGGCGCTTCACAACGGGATGGGACGGTGTTCGCGAGAGCGATCTGATTCTTGGTGGATCAGATGCTGTTCTGTCATTCGATAAGACACTTTTCGACACAGCGATAGCTGATCGCCCCAAGCTCTGGAAACCACTGGTCGACGCGTATCTGAACGCAACGATAGAGCATCAAAAAGCAGTGGATGCCGCCTCAAAAAACTGAGTGGCTGGCTGGAGATAACCGCTCTATCCAAAAGAGTCAAGCATCTCAAGCCAGCCGAATTAACCAAGGAAAACAAACAGGCTGTCGAGGCCTGGAACTTGATGGGCGGATTTGACTGGCATGTCCTGAATGATGTCGCTGAGTATCTCAGCGTACAAAACATCGAGCTTTTCATCTGCGGACTTCTTCACATTCGAGAGTATCAAGAGCAGGTATCCAAGATATGACCGAAGAATTCCGCATCAATATATCAGCTTCAGATAATACTAATACCGCGTTTGCTTCGGCTGAGCGGCGGCTTGCTGGTCTGACTGCTGCCGCTTCGACCGCGAGCAGCGCGCTGAACGCTATCGGGGTAACCGTTGGTGCGGGCGCGTTCGTCGGATTTATCAAGAACTCGATAGACGCTGCAGACGAACTCTCGAAGCTTTCCCAGAAAACAGGAATTGCTGTAGAGACCCTTGCTGGGTTGAGGTTCGCAGCTGATCAATCCGGAACAACCCTTGACGGTGTGGCGCTCGGCGTCAAGAAGCTTGCGACTTTCGTATCCGATGCACAGGACGGCAACAAGCAGTATCAGGCCACCCTGAAGGCTCTTGGCATCACGGCGAAAGACCCGGAGAAGGCGCTGGTACAGCTCGCCTCGGCTTTCGAGAGGATGCCGGACGGTCTGCGTAAAACCGCGCTTGCTCAAGAGCTTCTGGGCAAGTCAGGTATTGATCTTATCCCCCTCCTGAACGGGGGCGCGGACGGACTGCAGCGCATGATCGATCGCGGGCGGGAGTTGAATCCTATAACCGCGCAGATGGCGAAAGAGGCCGAGGCGTTCAATGATCAACTGGACGAGCTCAAGGCGGTAGCAGGCGCTGCTGGTGTCGCTATCGCCAAAGACCTTTTACCTTCCATTACTGCCCTGTCGACGGGTTTGGTCGCTGCGCAGCGGTCGGGCACCTCTTTCTTTACATGGCTGACCACCGGGGGGGATGAGGAAAAGAATGCGGCGGCGCGGATAGACGAATTATCTGCCTCGCTCGTGCGCATGAAGAAACAGCGCGACGAGCTATCCAAGCCGACCGTAGCGAACAAGATCAATGATTTTGTTTTTGGCGACGTGAGGGATTTGAACGCTCAGATTCAGGCAACGGAAGCGAAGATCGCCTATCTCAAGAACCTCAAGAAAACGCAGGACGCATTATCAGATGACGCGGCTAAGAAAAAAACGCCTCTCGATTTTTCATCGCTAAACACTGGCAATGATGGCGCTGCCGCAGCAGCAAAGGCGGCAGCGCAGCGTGACGCCAGCGCAATCCAGTCTCTGAGGGAGCGGTTAACCGCTACGCAAAATCTCACCGAGGTTGAGAAGGCAGGGCAGGAAATAGCCAATGGCAGATACAAGGATTTATCTGTCGCGGCGAAGCGCAGTCTGCTTGAAATAGCGGCGCAGATCGACGCGAACAAGGAATTGAATGAAACACAGAAGCAGCAGCAGGCAACGGAAAAACAGAACTCGGAAGAGGGCATAGCGCGATTCAAAGCGCTTCAAGCAGCCGGTGCGGCGGTTTATGAATCGACACGCACGGATGCACAGAAATACTCAGATGAGGTAATCCGCCTTAACGACCTTCTGGCCCAAGGGGCGATCACTCAGGATACCTACAATCAGGCTGTCCTGAACGCGCAGGATGCGTACCAGAAGGCGGCTGATACGGCAAAGGCTACTGGCGACGAAATGTCGCAATACGCTATTCAAGCTGCCAGGAATCAACAAACTGCATTTGCACAATTCCTTTTTGATCCGTTTCAAGATGGCGTCAAGGGAATGGCCTCAGGGTTTCTCAACGCTATCCGACAGATGGCGGCGAACGCTGCGGCTGCTCATATATTCGATTCTCTCTTCGGCAAAGGCAGTGATTCAGGTCTTCTCGGATCGCTCTTCAATTCTGCCGTAGGCGCATTTACCGGAACTAAAAAGTTCGCATCAGGTGGAGACTTCGGCGGCGGCCTGCGTCTGGTAGGGGAGCAGGGGCCGGAGCTGGAGGTGACCGGGCCTTCCCGCATCTTCAACGCAACCCAGACTAGGGCAATGCTGAATGGCGGGGGTGGAGGCGATACGATTAATGTCTCTCTCAATATTCAGACCGGGGTAGCGCAGACAGTGCGCGCTGAGATTATAAGCCTGATGCCAGCCATTCAAAAACAGACGGTTGCAGCAGTCGCCGCTGCAAAAGGGCGAAACAAATTTCCTGGTGATTCATGACCATCACCTATCCCCTCGCATTCCCATCGCTCGGAGTTGCAAAGGTTCGCATCACACAGAATGCCGTAGTCGCTGTTTCCCGTTCCCCCTTCACCGGACAGGAACAGGTTCAGGAGCATCCCGGCCAGTGGTTCGAATGCGAGATAAGCCTTCCCCCGATGTACCGGGATGATTATGCCGAGTGGGATTCATTCTTTCTTCAGTTGAACGGACGAGCCGGTACTTTCCTCGCGTGCGATTCTTCATACAGAAAGCCGGGGGAACGATAACCGGAGCCTTGGTAAACGGTTCGCACTCGGCAAGATCGAAGACGCTCTCTATCAAGAGCATGACTTCCGATAATCCAAACCTGACAACGAATCCCGGCTTTGAATCGGGGGACGTGAGTTGGACGAAAGAGACGAACTGGACAATCGTCAATGACGCGGTAAATGCCAGGTCTGGTTCGTGGGTTGCCAAGCGGGCGTGCATGGCTTCGTCGACCGCGCTTAGATCG